TGCCTTGTGTTTGACCTATCAATGAAGCAACACCCGTTTTTCTCGCATCGTCAATCACCCTCGTCACCGCTGCGGTTGTGGTAGGGATGAACGTACTTGCAGTTGCCCCCAATTCCATTTGAGGAGCAGCTATGCGGATGGTGAAGTCGTATGTTGCTCCGTTGTTTATATTGATAACTATACTCGGCTGTAAAAATGCAGTAGTTGCTCCCGTGTTGGTGCGTGTGAACGCAAACCTTTGTAAGCTTGAAGTAGGTACAAAAGTTTGAAGACCGTCAGCAACAAAGGAACCACCAGAAGTTCCCTCCCTCAATCGAATTTGATAAGAAGTGGGAGGTGTTGGTGCTGAAATTACTTTAGAATAAAGAGAAGAAGTCCACACTTGACTCACACTTGCGGCAACAGTTAAAACCCCCTCCTGCTGAATTGTTACGGTGGTGCCTGTTGAAGTCCCATTAAATCGAAAGTCAATATATTGCAACCCGCTTTCAACACCGATTCCTACAATAGTTTGAGTAAGTCCAGAAGTTGCAGTTGCCCAGTTTGTAGGAGCCGTCCCAGGACTTCCCGCCACCGCCCCCACCATCGTGGAGTTGCGGATGGAGTTGGTGCGTTGTGGTTCCAGCAACAAGCGAGGACAACTATTCAATGTCCCGTCTGCATTGCGGTAGTCAAGTCGTGGTACATCTTGTCGGTTGGTAGTTGCGAAGTAGGGCTTTGCGTCTGTGCCTTCTACCAGTTGTGCGCCCCAAATGAATACGCCCGATGTTCCGTTACCCGTGTACGATTCGACTCTTGCTGCGGTTCCGCTTGTTATCAAATTCCATTGTGTACGGATAGTCCCGCTACCACTTGATGTGGCGGAAACAATACAACGCCACCACCCATTCCCAGCAGATTCTATCGTTCCAGTTGCGCCAACACCTTGAGCAGTTACCGTTCCATTGGTCAAATCAAAATTGACTCTAGAAGCACCAAAAGCAGTAGCGGCTACAAATTGAAAGAAAGACCGTTCGGCTGCCTTTGCGTAGATTGATACAAAAAACGAACCCGTCACCGTGGTAAAATAATCCTGCCGAAAGGAATGCTCACCTGTTCCAGTGTCTTCTATTAATTTGTCGGCAGTCAATGTGCCATTGGGCGCAGTAGTAGTGTTGGCGGTTATTGTCGTTGCGACCTTCGTCCAAGCAGCATTATCAAACTGCTCACTAAACGTAAGTAGATTCCACGGAGTTCTTTCAATCACCCCTGCACTATTGGTACGGGTGGCATCGCTCGCACGAGTGAACGTCAAATCCCCCGTTCCATTGGTTGGCTTTTGAGCAAATACAATATCCTCCTCAATCCCCTCGGGAATCAGGAGCCAAGACGCATCGTCATAAAATCCGCTCATAACCAAGAATCAATTTTAGCAATAGCACAAGAACTACCCTCGTAATACCCTCCTGCTGCCGTTACACGTTGTAAGTAAAAGAAATCATAAGCATCACCGCTCTGACCCGTTAGGTTCGTTTCTGGATGCCCCCACGAGTTCGGATGAATCAATCCCCAGTTGATGTTGTTGACGTATCCCTGCCCCCAACCGATTTGGTTCATTGCGCTCCCCTGCCCCCAGTATATTTTGTTATTTGGACTCGACATATCGTTTAAGTTTAATTACGTTCGACTCCTTCGCCTTATAGCACCCACGAGGACGCACGGTTGTCTCGGTCTGGGTAGATGTCTTCGTTGACGTTTTCATTGTACTCGGGAAATTCAGTTGAATGGAAAGCCATATAGTCGATGAATCGCTGCGCATAGTATTGTGCTATCGTCCGCTCTTTCTCGACCAAGTAGTCAATCTCTATCTTTTCTGCGTTTGTTGAATTCTCGCTTATGTGCTTAAACACGCCCCCGTTGGCAACTGTGTACGCTGCGAATGGAAGGTACTCGGTCATTGCGAAGTGAATAAGCATCGGTTGGATGTAGTCAACCACCAACGCCAAGTAGTCGCCTGCCAAGGTGTCGTTTAGGATTTCGGTAGAAATCTTGTCGTACAACTTAGTGCCTGTGTAGTTCTGGACGTGAATCTGCTGGGCAATCTTGATAAATTGCAGAAACTTGTCCGTATCTACGTTGCCTGAGATTGCCGTGTTGCGGACAATATCTTCTCGTTTGATAAAAAGCGCAGTTGGCATTAGTTCTTAGATTTTGGAAGGAATCCCTCGTTTGGCATATCGACAGGGCGAGTGGCAACCTTTTTGTTGTTCTTTGGGAGGTCGACTCCTGCTTTGCGGGCTTGGTTAACCGAAATATCAGCATTCGGATTCTTTGCGTCAGGAGTTACGCCTTCGGCCTTTGCCAAGTAGGTCTTACGCATCCAGAAGTGATGGCAACGAGCACCGCCCTTGTACAACCAAATGTCGTAGTTGGATGCTCCTCGTGGCCCGAATCCAGCGTTGACGGATTGCTTGCTCATACGCTCAATGTCTTCCTTGCGGTAGACCTTCTTTGCGTTTACCATCTTCTTGCAGAAGTCACGAGAGTTACTCTTAGCTGAATTAGGAGCGTAGGCGTAACGAATCTTGTACTTACGTCCGTCTTTGCTGATTCCATCCTGCTCGCTCTTGGCGTTTGGGAAGGCCTCGCCTGTCTTGGCAAGATTCGCCATATAAGAGCTGGCCGACTCACTCAATTTGAGGAGTGAATCTAAATACGCCTCTTGCTCGTAGTCAACAGGACGCTCATCCACCAAGTCAAAGTTTTCCAAGTCTTCATCCTCACCAAACTCAGCAAGGCGGTCGAATACCTCCTCCAGTTCTGCATCGGTAACCTCAGCGGATAAACTAAAGTTGCTATCCTCAACGCCTGTTGATTCCTCGACCACCTCAGAAGGAGCAACAATCTCCTCCTTAAACTCCAGAGGCTGCAACGTCTTGAAGTAGATATTTAGAGACGCTTGGTTAAAAGAAAGGATTTGCTCGATGCCGTCCAAGATAATTTCTTGCAAAGGGCGAATAACGATATTGTCAAACAGGATAGAAGCCGTTTTAAGCTCCTCTGCGTTGTTACCTAACCCTGAGTTATCCTTGATGCCTAAAAGCATCGGAGAAGTCACCCTATGGCCTACCATAATCTTTTGAGTGCATTCCGTAGATAGGAATTGGTATTGGTCGCTTGCGTCCGACAGTTGTACGGGTTCGATTGTTGCTGCGAGTTCCTTGTTGTCGTTGAACGCCAAGATAAACCGACCTGCATTTGAGCTACCCGAAAACTTATCGGCAATACGGCGTTCAATTAGCGTTTGGTCTTCTTCGGTTGGGATTCCGTTATTGAAGTTAACCAGCATAGACGGAGCAAGTCCGTTCTTGATATTATTGATGTGATAGTTGGCTACCTCCTCCTCCAAGTCAGCGTAAGGCAATGAACCTTGGTAGTCGGTTGGTGCGTAGTAGTAGTATCCTGCTTTGTAGGGCTTAATGTAAAGTATTTCGATACCATTTGTTGACATTCCAAAGGCATCAATCCGTACTGGCTCCTCTTTACGGGCCTTTACGGCATCCCAGCTCTTAGCGTAGTAGTAAGCGGGAATATCGCCACGCTCGTTGCACCGCTCGGCTCGCAAGGTCTCAACGGGGATATGTTCTACCTTGACGATTTTTGAATGGTCTTTGTTGTAGATGACTTGAAAGGCTGCATTGCCCATCATCTTGAAGTCGGCACAAACACGGGATACCGTCTGCTTGGTAAACAAGGACATCATCATTGCGTACTCGTCAGGCTTTTGGGCTGCGTTTGTTGCTCCAAGGCCTTTACCGAATACCATATCAATAATGCCGTTAATAATAGCGTTGTTGGTCGGGCTTCCGTTGTACCTGTCAATCAAATACTGGAAGTAGTTGTTGTCCTCACCATACTCCACCCAGCCCTTGTTCGCCACCTCTTTAATTTCGGGGCGAACGTAGGAGTTCATTGCTACGAATCGAATGTTGCTCATATAATTACAAATGTATTATCTCCCGCCGTCTCCTGCGTGTACACGCCTGAGTTGACGGTGTACTTCTCGAAGTTCGTTTGGTTGGTGCAAAATACCCGACCTCGGTAGATTAAGTTCGAGCCGCTAAATACTTCCAGAAGGTAGAAGTTGGCCTCTTCCAATACCCAAGCCGCTGCAATGGTCATATAGCCATTGGCGGAGGTTGGGGTTCTCGTCTGTTGCTGCGTGGTGTTCGTTGACTCGTTGGTTAACTTGACAACCACCGTAGCAGGAAACGACCTCGGAATGATAACGAGGTTTTGAGACGATGCGCTTGTTGTTAAGATGTTCATCTTTTAATTAACTCAAGGCAGGCGTTTTGTTTTTCTTACAAACAAAAAAGCCACCCGAAGGTGGCCTTTCTGAAGTTCGTTTGAATTTACTTTCGAGAGTAGAACTGAATGTAATCTGTAAAATCATCCATTGCTTGCAGAACATCTACCCTTGCCGTAATTAGGTTGATTAGTTCAAAACTATCTTTTGGCTCAAGTCCAACGGCAGCTAAAGCAGCTTTCATATCGTCAACAACCGATTGTGATTGCTTGTCTAAAGATTGAAAATCTTTTATGTAAGCATCTACTCTTACCAAAATAGCATTTATAGCCCGAGCTGCTACACGAAGCTCTTCATCAATGCCTCTTGACGCTTTGACTTTTTCGTAGATTAAGTCGTGCATCTTTCTTGCGTCATCAACCAGAGCCAACTCAACCTTAACCGGCTCCTTCTTTGCCGAAGCCAAGATGTTGTATACTGTTTGTTTGCTCATTTTCCTAAATTGATTAAGTCCTGAACTGCTCCTAACAATTCAAGGTTGGCGGATTGCCATTGTTGTACTTCCTTGATGGAGCGACCATCCACGCCCAACGCTGCGGCATCACGACCAACCGCATCAACGGAGGCACCTGACTTACCCGACAAGCTCTGGGCTTCTTTTACCAGCGAAGCACGAGTCGACTCCATTTTGTCGTACTCTTGCTTGAGCTGCTTGAACTTGGAAACGAATCCTGCTACCTCTGATGCTTTTGCGGAAATCTTTTTGATGTCACCACGCAAGTCGTCAATAGCCGCCAATTCGACCTTGTTCATTCGGTTAATAATCTCTAAGGGCTTATTCATTCCTCAAAGATATATTAAAAATCGGTTCCTGAAACGATAGTAGTAATACCAGCAGCAGTCAACGTACCGTCCAAGAAGTTCGCAGGAACTGGCTCTTGGCCGTTCAGCGTCAGAGTGTAGCCACTCATATCGCCCATAGCAGCACCAGTTACAATCGTACCGCCTGTAACCTCACAACCGTGCTGCAAGCCAGCAACGAAGAAGTTGTTGTTGCGGTCTTCAACGATAACAATCGGACGGCCGTAAGCCATCAACTTGATTTCCTTGTGTGATTGCTTGCTCAACTTGTGCAAGGTCAGGTTCAGAGTTTGGTCGAAGAACGTGGTTCCGTTGTCACGAGACGAAGTGATTGCCTGCTCGAAAGAGGAGGTTCCTTTCAATTCGTATTTGTAAGCGGTCAATCCGCTTCCGAGAACGTCAATAGCATCCGTGTTGGTGGCATCATAAGTCACCGTAAGGTCTGCGTAGTTCAAAAAGTAAACCGCATTCAAACCACCTACAACGTCCTTGCAGGGTTCGATACGGCCGAGGGAAAGTGCACAAGCCATTTTGTTTGTATTTAGTAAGTTAAAAAAAGAAAGGGGTGGGGCGTTATTACACCACCACCCCCTTCAAGGAAAATTAGAAACGATTAGGCGTAGTAAACGATGTCGGAACCGATACCGTACTGGATGCCTGCGCTCATACGCATTACCAAGCGGAAATTTTGACTTCCGTCAATGTCCGACATATCAATCAGGCGCACCTCGTTTTTGTCCGACAACAGCCCGCAGCCGAAAAACAAGTTGCTCTTTTGAGCAGCAACGATGCGGTTAGCAGAAAGACCTTCGGCCAATACAACAGGGATTCCGTCGAAGAACAAAGGCTCAGAGCCGTACCACATAGTACCTTGGTTGTTCACACCATTTGCACCCAGACCAGAAGCTCCGAATCCGCCCAATGCACGGACGTAAGCCTTGGCTACGTTCTGAGATACATACAAGTAAACGTCAGGCTTGCCGTACAAAGCGGCAGGGATAGCGTCTACAACCTTACCCAATTCAGCGATAACGTTGGCAGCGGTAACGGTGGTTCCAGTTACGTCTACAACGTCAGAATCAGCAGCGAACAAGGTTTGGAAACCTGCAAACTGACCAGAAGAGGCGTTAACACCAGCCCAGATGTTCTGCTCGATGCGAGCGGAAACACGCTCGGCGGCGTAAGCAATCAAGAAGTCGGTGAAAGAAGCGGGTACATTCTTGAAAGCAGAATATCCCATCTCAACGGCTTGCCAAGTCTGCTCGAAGTCCTTCTTACACATTTGCAAGTTAACTTGGAACTCCTCCAGGGTCAAAACCCGCTCAGTCAAGGTAACGGTAGACGTGGGGTCGAAGTCGCAAGTAGCGTCCTTCAAGATGTCGTCCGTATTAACCTTTTGGATAACGGATTTGTAAAGTACGTTGGGCATAATCTCAATGAGGCCTTTGTCCAAGGTAGGTGCGCTCAACAGAGCGGCGGCAACGTATTTACCAGCGAATTCGCCAGCATACGTCGTGGTGATAGAAGTGTTAGTGGGCATTTGTTATTTGGATTTATTTGTTTAAACGGGCAAGGACACGGTCAAGGGCAGACTCTGGCGAGTTTTGCGACAAGCTTACTACCTCTTTAACTGAACCTTCTGGATTGTGTTTGATGGCAGAGGCGGCAGGTACGTCAGAAGACATCTCTTGCTTCTTCTTGTAAGCTCCCATCTCCTCCTTCATTGCGGACAACTCCGCCTTCATTTCTTCGATTAGGGGCATTACTACCTCCCGAATCTTGTCTTCAACAGATGGCTCGGCAGCGGCCTCAACCTCTACTTCTACCTCTGGTGTTTCCTCTTCGGCTGCCGCTTCTTTGATTTCGCCAACAACGCCTTCTTCGGTAACGACCAAAACACGTCCGTCTTCCATCAGGTACTCACCTACTGGAACGGCAATGCGGTCTTCTTCGCTAACGATAAAGATGGGTTGGCCTGCTTCAAATGCTTCAGCTTCGAGGACAGTTCCGTTGTCAAGCTTGGCTTGCGCCAACTTAACCTCTTCTTCTACTGCGGATAGCTCCGCAAAGAATTTGGTGAAAATTTCGCTCGCTTTCATATTTCAACTAATTTAATTGGGTTTACTTTGTTACAAATTCGGTGCTTTATTAACAGGGCCAACTCCCTGAGCTCGAAGCGAACCATCGCAGCATTTGGAGGAGTAGGTGTTGTTTTTGCACAGGCAACCACGCTTGCCGTTCTTGGGTGATGTGCGACTTGGAGTCTCTTTCATAGTTTACCGAGTTCTTTTAATTTAGATTCTGACCAACGCTTGGCGGCAAGCCCGCCCCATAGCAAAAAGGAAATAGTACCGCAGGCTTCCGTATCGGATTCGTCGTAGTATGCCTCGGCTCTTGATAGGTACGAGTACATACGGCTAATAGTCTCCACGCTTACAGGCTTTCCGTCTGCCAGTTGTTGCGCTCGTATCTTGCCGACTTGCGTAGCGCACTTGTTACCGCCTTTCTCGTTGAGTTCGATGCCACGCTTGGCGTTGTTGCGAACGGCCTCTGGGTAGTCTGTATACGACTCCATTTCGACTCGCTTCTTGCTCTTTAGGCGGCCATCCTTTTTAATCTTGGCAATAATATTGGAAAGAAGGAACTCTGCCTCCTCTTCTTCGATGCGCTCCAAGTGGGATTCCATTTGCAGCTTGTCAACGAAGTAGCCTTCAATGCTAAAGCCCTTAACGCGGCCTGTCTTAACGTAGTTCGTCCAAACGTCCTCGTTGTTTACCTTCATAGATACCATCCAAGTTCCTTCAGGCAACTCCATTCCGTAAATAGCCGTCTTGTCCTTTTGCGGGTCTTCGACAATCCACGACTCAACCACAGACAAGCCATTGAGTTCGGCTGCGTGTTCGAGCGTTGTGTTGCCTTGGTAGCCACGCATCAAGAATAGTTCGGATGCCTTACGCACCGTCTCTTTTGAAAAGTAGACGTAAAACTCCTCACCGCCTTGGTTGCGGTAGATTGTTTTGTTAGGAATCAAGGCTGCGCCCATTAAGATGCGCTTCTCCTCATCCTGCTTGGCGAACTGTACTTCGTGTTCTTTTGACAACGTAATAAAGTTCTCCTCGATTGCGGGATGTTCTACGATGCTTATGGCATTGATGCCGTTTAGTCCTTCGGTATCTTCGAGGACGAGTTCAATTACTTTCATTATCCAAAAGTTGCGGTTCTTGCTCTACGACGATTTAAGTTCTGTTGTGAAGTAACCTCACCCGCTACTACATAGGCGCGGACGGGGCGGTTGTTAATTGCGTTTACCGAATCAGCTAATTGATTGATACCACCACGGCCTACCACGTTGAATTGAGGCACGGTCGGTGCTGATGCTGCGGAACTTCCAGAATCAATAGAGCCAGTATCGGCTGATTCAAATTGCGTTCTTGAAATAGAGGCTATTTGAGCAACGCTAAACGCAGCAGCAAGGCCCGCTTGTACAAGTGGGTAACCTGGGAAGGCAATAGTGTACGGAGACGCTTGGGCGGTTTTGTATGCGTTCTGTACGGCCTCAATACCACTAACGACCGCAGAAGCAAGGGATAGCTTTTTTTGAAACTCAAACTGACGTTTCTTGCTCTCCTCGTCTTCACCAGCAAATGCTGCAGATAGTTGACTAATTGCCGACAAGCCGTCCTTGTACATTTGATAACGAGCGTCGCTTACCTCCCTGTCAAGCTCCTTGCTGCTTCTTGCGTACTCTGCGTCTAATATGCCTTTGTCTCTTGTTATTTGTAAATATGCCTCGTAGGCCTCTTGTTGAGCAACGGTTCCTTCAGCGGCTGATTGTAGACGAGTTCTGGCAATCTCAATCTCAATGTCAAGTATCTTGACTTGGGCATTATACTCGTCATCAAGTGCCTTTCTGCGATTCTCGTTTATTTGAATAATTACAGATTGCTCGCCTTCGATTATTTCTCCGTTCTTTAGCAATAGTTCGTTATACGTCTGTTGCTCTCGGTTTAGCGACATCTGATTCATTAGGAACTCAGACCTCTGTCCAGCAACACGCTCTTCAATGTCTACAAGTTCCGTTCGTGCCTGAATCAAGGCAACCTCGTTCTCGATGCTTGGCAACTTGGCAAACTGAGCGGCGGCTGCATCAACCGAGGCCTGTACTAATTGCTTCTCCTTGGCAAGTTGTTCCGTTAGAATATCACTTACAAGTAGGTTTGCCTGAATCCTATCCTCGATGCTCTTTTGTTCATCATCCCGAACCTGACGTGCCTGCTCGGCAAGCAACTGGTACTCCAACTGCACCGCAGTGCGTTGGGCTGCTGAGCGAGTTGCTTCCTTTTCTAACTGGACTACTTCAGAGGCATCGGAAATAACCGAGCCTAAGTTCAAAGCCGTTCCCTTGGAGAATGAATCGAAGATGCGTGACACGGTTAACTGAACCGCACCAAGAGCCGTGTTAAAAACGTCTGCAATGGATTGGTTAGCCATAAACGCTTCCTTAGCCGTATCGAGTGCAACCGAAACAAGAGCGATGCTCTTTGCGCTATTGGCTAACTCCTTGAAAGAACCATTAGTCTTCTCAACTTCCTTTTGAACTCCTTCAACTGCCTTCTCGGTTTTGTCAAATGCCTTTTTAGCGGTATTGCCAACCGACTCAATCGTTTCATTTAACTTCTTGGTCTCCTTGTTTAATTCAGTAATACCATTAGACAAGTCTTTGGTGTCCGCTGATATAGAAACTTTAGGAGACTTTTTTGTTGCGGTAGACAGGTCTTCAAATGACTTCTTCGCATTGTTTATTTTGCCAGTTGCTTCATCTATTGATTTACCAGCGTCGGTAAAGGAACTCTTTAAACCGCTACCAACGCCCTCTATTGAAGCCTTTAACTTTTGAGCATTGTCATTAATTTTCTTTATACTATCTTCAAGACCCGAGGCATCTCCCTCAATCTTTATAGTTTCGACAACCGCCATATCTTCAATTTTTCCTCTATTGTGTCTTCCGTGAGCTTGTAGGTGCCTTTGGCAATTTCCACCTCGTGCGACACGCCCAAGAGTGGTTCGTTGTTAAGAACCTCTACCAAGTAACCTAAATAACTATCCTTCATACATCGTTTAAAAGTTCGAACTCTGCCTTGCCTGTCGTTAGTGCAAATGTTGCCGTGTTGACAATCCACCGTTGACCATTCCAAATCAACTTGTTCTTCAAGTCGAAATTCAGAATCTTGCCCAGAGGCAGTATAGCACTAACCCGCACCAATCTACGACTTGGGTTGTATAAGTCAACGACGTAATCCCTCCAATATGTGTTGTAAAGCGAGTTGTTAACTGTTGCCAATATATAGGGGTCGATGTCTGCTCCATAGTTCAATGAATAGGTTGTTGCTCCGTTGGTAGGCTTAGATGAAGCGTTGCAATACCAAATGGTGTCTACCTCGACCGAGTCGTCACCTGTAATCGTGTTTGATAAGTCAATAAACGAAACGGGGTTGTCTCCAATAAAGTAGGTCTCAGGTGCGTAAAACAGGAACGGCTGCCCCAAGTACGTTTCCAGTTCCCTTGTGACGGCATAGCCCGCAAGGATGTTTGTCAAAGCTCCACCGTCTTCGTCTGTCAATATGTTAAAAAGCATTTGGTCGAACTGAGGCTCTACCGCCAATTCCTCGTCCGTGTCAAACACGAAGTTAGAACGAAGGTCTCCATAGCCCACGTTATTCGTGAGTCGGTATTGCTCGCCTGTAATTGCTCCTGTCTCGTTGTACTTGAAATTGATTTGCTTGTACAACTGTGGCTTTTCTACTTGGCTTTCCGTGATGTCGAAATACTGCGACAAGTTTTGGTCAGTTCCCGCTGCGTACCAATCTCCCAAGGGCAATAGGTCGAATGTAGTTTCGCTTGTTGGTATGATAACCAAGTTAAACATCTTGCAAAGCGAAGCCAAGAAGTCGGTAACCTTTTGCTCTGGCATTAAGTCGCTAACGTAGACAGTGGCGCTTATGGATTGAGACGCTGCATTGTATGCCGACGCATAGACGGTATTTGGAGCGAATTGAAGCGATACCTCAATTAAATTCGTGTCAAATGTAACTGGCTCGTTTGTGGATGCCTGAAAAGCAAGATATGCCGACTCAC